CGAAAGAATTATCCATGAATATATATATATATATATAATCTATAATTTTTTTTTGCAATTTATTAAAAATCACAGAAAATATAAATATTAAAGTTGTATACCATTTATTATACAATTTATTATACAATTTATTATACTATTAATTTCTAATAGCAATTACAAATCTAAACGTAATCCATTTATATGTATGCTTGCTAAATTATAGCTATGTAGATCTAAAGATTAGAAATATTCATGTATATATATTATTTATAATAAATTTATTCTAAATAATATATTAATACAGATGGATATAACAAAATTAGGATATTTATATAATTTATCAAAAGAAGATGTTGAAAAACATTATAAATATTTAAACATACCTATAAATGAACTTTGTTGTTTTTATGATCCAATACCATTTGTAGATATCAATCCATATGATTTTCATACTCCGATAGAACATTTAAAAATGTATTTTAGTAGTATTAATAAAAGTGATATTTTAGAACAAGTATTATTAGCAAGTTATGAATTAGAAAAAACTAAATTTTATGAATATAATGATAATAAAGATTCTAAATTTTATGATCATGTATATTTACAATATATTCAAAATAGACCAAAAACATTTATTTTAACAGTTTGGCCTATTGCTAGCAAATATATTAATGAATTAGTATTATTTTTACAAAAAAATGGTATAGTATATACATTAAAAAAAATATCATTATCTTATTTGGGTGCTCAAAATTTATTATTTCATCTATATAGCAAAATTATACTATCTAAAAATACAATTGAAAGAAAGTTACGTTTTATTAATTCTAAATTAGAATATATTGAATTTAATAAAAATGAAAAAACAGATTTTTATGTAATTGTTTTTGATAATATTAATGATTTACCAATATCAGGAACTGGTGCAGATTTTAAAACACAATTAAGACAGCATTTTTATAATATTATTAAAACAAAAAACCCAACAAAAAATGTAGAATTAAATGATATAGTTCATATTAATGATTTTTTTTATGAAACAATTGAATATGCTCAGATATATTTTCATAATCAAACATTGATGAATTTAGAAAAAAGAAATATATATAATTTTTTATCAGATTCTTTTCAATCATCATTTTTAAAAATAAATGCATTTAAAAATTGGATGATAAAAAATTTAACATTAATAGAGCAACAGAGATTATTATTATTAACTGGTTCATGTTTTTATACATTAGGTTTAAGAAAATCATCAGATATTGATGCTATATTCATTAATATAAAACAAGATAATAATAGAGAAAAAGAATTAGAACAGATAGTATATAATGATTTATTTAATGAAAAAACAAAAATAGAATTTATAGATTCGGGTATGCCAGAAACAATTGCATGGAAAGATTCTTGGACAAAATCAAATAATGAATTTTATAGTACTTTAACACCTAAATTGGATGATTGTATAATATGCATGAATCCAGATATGTATTATTACTTTAATGGTTTAAAAATAATGACATTTGATATGACGTTATTATTTAAACAACATAGATATATACCATCAGATTATGTTGATTTTATAATATTAAAAGAAATATATCCAAGAATAACTGAATTAGAATTATTCTTAAATAGAGATTTAATTTGGAAAAATAAAAAAGATAGAAATATTAAAAAAATTAATGAATTGATTATCAAAAGTTTTCAAAGATATATGGAAAAAGATAAAAGACGCATTAATATTACAAAATATTTATTATAAAAATTTAGTTATTTATTTAGATGATTTTTTAGATGATTTTTTAGATGTCTTTGCTTGAACACTTGCAACTGGTTTTTTTTCTTCTTTGGGTCTTAACATGTTAAAGATAAATAACATTATAATGGGGAAGAAAAATGCAATCATAATTTTAGTAAAATCTAAAGGATATAGATTAACAAGTGCAAAAACAAATAAGATTAAAAATTTAAACATATCATTTTGAAATAGCTCACCAACTGCTTTAGGCATAGGTTGAATAGTGTAACCTACTAAAACAGCAGTTAACATAATAAAGAAAAATCTAATATAGACACTATCAACAGCAAAGTTTAATCCATTAGATAAATAATCACAAATACCTGAACCAGACATCATTTTAGCACCAGTCGTAGATGGTACAGGTGGTTGGTATACTGCGGATGGAACGGATAATCCAGGTGTAAATTTTGGGGGAGAATAATTAGTTGACATAATATATATATATATATTAGATAATATTTAAAAAAATAAATATTAAAGTATTTTTTTAAATAAAATTACAAAAAATTAATTTTATTATCTTTGATTTTTAAATTATTTTCTGAAAATATTATATCAATTTTATTAAAAAGTAAAAAATCTAATCCTAGAATAATTGGAAAAGACTCAATCAAATTTAAATTATTAGAATTTATTATAATGGGTGACATGTATAATTCATTATTTTCAATATTAATAGTTGTACACCATATTCTACCACAACAATTTAATTTAGATTTTTTATTTGCTAATGTATTTAACATACCATTAAAATTAGAATCTATTAAATAATCTAATTTTTCATTACAAATCAAATTATACGAAATTAAAGTATTAGATGATGCTGTATCAATTAATGCAATATAATTATTATTATTAATATAGATTGGAATAGTTATATTTTTTTGTAAATTAAATATTTCTGGTATATTTAATAAAGCAAAATTATAATTATCATCAATATTTGCTTCCATTATTAATTAGATTAAAATAATATTAATTTTATATTTTTTCAATTTTTAATCTAATTAATACCAATTTAAATTTAAATTTTGATATACATTTTTAGCATTTTTTCTAAAAAACATAATCAAAATTGAGGAATTACCACTGCTACATATTATTGATTTTAATAAATCTTGTTTTTATAATACTTTTAAAATAAGAATATATTTAGAGAATCAATTATCTTGCTTTATTGATGATTTGTTATCACTATCTGAACATCTAGAAATATATTATATGAAAACAAATTCAATTGGTGCATCACCAGGAGCACTTTGGCGTTATTTAGCATTTGATGATAAAAATCTAGAAGTAGTTACTGTTAGTGATATTGATGTTAAATTTAACAATATGATAATTAACAATAATAGATTAAAAATATTTCTTGAAAAATTTCAAACATTTGGTAGATTATTATCTTATTATAAAGATGATTTTAGACAAAATAAAGTAGACAACATACCTTATCCATTAAATTATCCTGTATGTACTGCATGTTCTTTATTTATGCGTCCAAAAAAATTAGATATTAATATGAAACAGTTAATTATTAATTATATTCATTATCGCAAATATAGAACAACAACAGTAAAACCATCTGAAGAATTTGATGATAAAAATACTTATAAATATAATACACCAATTGGTTCATTATTATATGGACCTGGTGGAGATTGGACTGTTTATGGTTTTGATGAAAAAATTCTAAAACATACATTATTTCCATATTTAGTTCAAAAAGGAGAAGTATTAAGTTTTGTGCATTTTAATAAAAATGTAATAGAACAATTCGAATCATCACATTCGATAGTAATTGATTATAATTTTTGTAATGAATTTAATAATGAATTTGTTGAATTATAAAATAATTTATATTTTTTATTTTTTTAGACTACATAAAATTTTTTTAATTTGATTAATTTTATTGCTACTTTTTTTTTGTTCTTGTTCCATTATTTTTTTAATATCATTTAGTTTTTTTATTTGCTCATTGATATCTTTTAGTATAAAATCATAAGCACGATACTCTTTTAGAAATCCTGCTTTTGATGCAAATAAATCATTAATTCTTTCATCTAATAATTGTTCATTACTCGGATGCAGAGTTTGACCATTTAGCATCTTTAAAAGTGGTGGTTGACTTGTTTGTGGTTGACTTGTTTGTGGTTGACTTGTTTGTGGTTGACTTGTTTGTGGTTGACTTGTTTGTGGTTGACTTGTTTTATATTTTGCTTTTTCATTATCTCTAACATTTTGTCCTTGTTCCTTAATTTTTATAATAATATCATAACCTGGAGTGTTTTCATCAATATTGTCTTCTAAAAAATTGTTATTAGCAATTGGACTTGTCATTGATGTATCAGATTCAAAAGTTGATATATCTGAAATAACTGATTTTGGACTCTCAATTACTTTTGTAAAATGTTTTTTTGGAACTGAAAAAGCGGAAGTTGGTGATTGTACAAACTTTTTTTTTGTAACAGCTCCTGCTACACCTGGTGCTACAGCTCCTGCTACAGCTCCTGCTACAGTTGGTGCTATAGCAAAGCAAGTATTGTAATCTAACATAGCATCATACCGATCTGACACAGTTGAATTATTATTTTCTAATTTTCTAAGTGGCTTTCGCCATTGTTTTTGTTTTGTTTCCATGATCAATAGTAAAATTGTAACTATATATTGTTCATGGATAAATAAATTCAATTTTTATGGATAAATAAATTAATTTATGTATTAAAAAATTGAATTTATTAATACATGAATATTAATAAACAATATATTACTTAACTTGGTTATTAACTATGAGCTTGGAAATAAATAGTATAGAATTGAGTGATTCTACAAAAGCTGCTGTTTCTGCAGAATTGAGTGATTCTACAAAAACAGATTCTACAAAAACAGAATCTGCTGTTTCTGCAGAAGACGAATGTCTAATATGTTTTTTAACAATTAATTCAAATACATTTAAAATTACGCAAACATTTTGCAATCATTTATTTTGCAAATCATGTCTTCAACGATGGATAGCAATAAATGCTAGTTGTCCTACATGCAGAAAAGAATTAAAAGAAAAAAATTATTGGGATTATTACACAAATAAATGCAGAAAAGAACAATTAAAATCCAATCTTACAGATTCAGAACTTCCTAGAGATCCTAGAGTTTCTAGAGAAGATCGCAATGATATATTTGCTGAATATTTTCAAGATATATCTAGAATAGTTGAACCATTTTTTAGAACTAATCAAATGACAGGTGCTTTAAGAACTAATCAAATGACAAGTTTTGGTTCAGAAAGAGTTGAAAGAGTTGAAAGAGTTGAAAGAGTTGAAAGAGTTGAAAGAGTTGAAAGAGTTGAAAGAGTTGAAAGAGTTGAAAGAGTTGAAAGAGTTGAAAGAATAACCAATATAATTAATCAACATATTATTTACAACAATATTAATATTACAAACAACATTAATAATTATGCAGATAATAATATTAATCATAGATTTAACAATATTAATAATTATGCACGTAGAATTCACATTTATAATTAAAACAATAATAAAACAATAATAAAATTAATAATAAAACAATAATAAAATTTATAAAATTAATTCAGGATATTTTGTATTAATAATCTCATAAATAACATCTGGTTTAAGAATTTTATTAGTTTTTAACAGTATTGCACAATCAATAATTAAATTTTTATTTTTCTCTATAATATTCTTTGAATAACTGTATGCGGTACTAATAAAAAAAGCTATATCATTATCAATTTCTTCTCTATATTTTTCACTTTTATCAGAATATACTAATCTTTTACCCATACCATAATAGATTACCATTTTTTCTGCTAATTTTAATGCTTCATCAAAATCACTTAGTGCACCAGTTGTAACTGACAAGCCATAAAATACTTCTTCAGCAACTCGACCAGCTAATAATATTGCTAAATGTTCAAATAAAGCTTCTCGTGTATAAATATTAGATTTAGATTGCTCAAAAACAGTATACCCAGGACTTTTAGGAGAATTAAAATTTAATGCAATTTTAGATACTTTTGCATGATGAACTGAATTCATTCCAACTATCGCATGACCCATTTCATGTATAGCAATTCGATCAATAATATCTTGTGTAAATATATGTTCATTAGATTGCCATCCAACTAATTCTCTAGCAACACATGTTTCAATACTATCTAAAGTAATTTTATTCATATTATTACGAATAGATAATAACATTGCTTCATTTAAAAAATTTTCAATTTGTGCACCAGACATACCAGCAGATATATCAACTAAATAGTCAATAGATATTAAATCATCATAAGGTTTATTTTTAATATGAATATTAATAATAGCTTTTCTAGTATTTTCGTCAGGTTGACCAATATATATTTTTTTATCAATTCTGCCAGGACGTAATAATGCTTGATCTAATAAATCAACTCGATTAGTTGCACCAATTAAAAAAATTCCTGGTATTGTATTAAATCCATCTAGATTTACTAATAATTCATTTAATGTACTATCTCTTTCAGATGAAGCGGTTTCTGAATCAGAAGAACGTTTACGACCAATAGCATCAATTTCGTCAATAAAAATAATGCAAGGTAAATTTTCTTTAGCTAATTTAAATAATTCACGAACACGTGAAGAACCTACCCCCACATATTTTTCTTGAAATTGAGATCCAGAAATTGCGATAAAAGAAGCATTAGATTCGCCAGCAAAACCTTTAGCCAATAAAGTTTTACCATTACCAGGTGGCCCTTCTAATATTAAACCTTTAGGAACTCGTACAGAAAATTGTTCATATTTTTTATAATTTATTAAAATATCTACACATTGCAATAATTCATTTTTGATATTTTCATAACCACCAATATTGGTAAAATTAAAATTAGTATTTTTTGAAACTTCAAAATTCTCAGATTTTTTTTTCTTATTTCGACTATATGTCTCATAATTATCATTTTGGTTATTATTATCTGATGTAAAAATTATTCTAATATCATTTCTTTTAGGTGTGTACATGCCCATATCATCATATAAAGGAATTGGGATTGGCATACCATTAGTGCCATTATCAGTTGTATTGTATAAATTATTTAAAAAATTTTCAATAAAATTATCATTTTCATCATCATCATCATCATCTAAAGATATATTTCTTGAATTTAATTTGCGTATATAATTCTCATAATAATTACGAGTAAAATCATAATTTTTTTTATTTTTATTATCTTTAATCTGCTCTTTATTTTCTTTTAAATTTTTTCTAATATTATTTTGATAATAATTATTATTCAGATCATATCTTTTGCTAGGATTTTGTAAATTAATAATATTTTTATTTGAATATGAATAAAAAAAACCATTAATTAAATAAAATAAACTACTAAACAAAAGTATTTTCATTATAATAATCTATATATATATTTTTTCAGAAAATATTTGTAATAAAACTATATTGATGAAACATTACATGGAACATTACATGGAACATTACATGGAACATTACATGGAACATTACATGGTCCATTTGATGTTATAGTTCTATATTTTCGTAACCATTTTTTTAATTTAGGAGAAAAAAAATCAAGACTATAACCTTTTAATAAAGGTATATGAATATCAATAACATAGAAATCGCAGCCTTGTTTTAGTAATGGGTGGTGAATATTCTTAATATTAGTAAAAAAATTTTGATAAATATTATTGTATGGTTTTACTGGTTTAATTGGTTTTTGAATACGATATTTTTTTAACATATGATCTTTATATTCAGTAATCCACTTTAATGGATGAGAATTATCATATCTAATAGAGTCAATTAAATCTATAGATATACAATCATTTATAAATTTATTATTTTCAAGAATATCGATAACAATTAATAAATCTGAATTAATAAACTCTTTTTTATTAAGAAAAAGTTTAATATAATTAGCTACTTCTTTTCTTAATATAGAATTATATATATAATTCGTTAGTTTACCAGAGTATTTCATCATAATAAAATGCCATTTATCATAATTATCAATATACATATTCCAATTTTGTTTAATAATTTCTGCTTTATTAATATAATTTTCTAAATTTGTTTTATAACTAAGCAATGATGATTTTATATTAATTTTTGATATTTCTATTTTTAAATTTTCAAAATACCAATTAACATATTTTGTATTTTCACTAGTCATTTTTGATAATCGTAGTAATTTTTTAGTTTTATTTAATGCATTTGTTATTATTGATTGATTAATACAACCAAAATATGGAATACATATTTTATTACCTAAATCAGATATACCCAATGACAATGTACCAATTATTTGTGAAGAAGAAAAAGACGAAATATATTTTGGTAAATATAATATTATATAATTATCAATATTTTTTGCAACCATATTATTAAAAATTATTGGATCAATATTCGAATTTTTATTACAAAATTCTGATAAATTTATCTCTGAAAAATATTCCGCATTATCTAGTAAAAATATTTCTTTATATTCTTTATTTAATATTTCTGGTCCAATGTTAGATATATCTTTAATATTGTATGAAAAAATATTATTTAAATTTTCCATTTAATAATTATCAATTTAATAATTATTAAATTATAATTTAAAAATTAATATTATCAATTTTTTAATATTTAAAAATAAAAATATATTTTAGACAATGAATCAGGAAATAATAGATTATGAAGAATCAGATTATGATATTATTGAAATTGTATTGGATAAAAAATTAACAAATGATGATATTAAAAAACAAGTTGAAAAATATTTAGCAATAATAATTTATAATTGTTTACATAATAAAGAAAATAAATATAGTGCATACACAATTTTTAATATTTATGAATATATACTAAATAATAATATTATTATTGATGATAATATTTATCATATTTTAAATAAAACAATAACATTTGATTTAGATAAATTTAATTATAAATTAATAACATTATTATTATTATTAAATAATACGCAAGTAATTTACAATAATTTGAAATAATATAAAATTTATTTTAATAGATTTTATATTATTTTTTTTGAGACTTTTTAAGGTATAATAATAGTGTTTTTTTGAGACTTTTTAAGGTCTAATAGTGTTTTTTTGAGACTTTTTAAGGTCTAATAATTTGTTTTGTTTTGCAAGACCTGAAAGGTCTAATAATTTGTTTTTTTGTTTTTTGTTTTTTGTTTTTTGTTTTTAAGGTTCATTTTTTTTGATAGACATTCAATATCTCTCAAATAATTACTTGTTTTGTTTTTCAATAATGTCTATAAAAGACATCATAACTGTTTTTCTTCTTTTTAAATGGTGAACAACGCATCTATGGATTTACTAGATTATTTACCAGTAAATCCATGAATACGTGGTACATCACTTAGTTGTATTGTTGATGTATATGATGAGCTAGAGCAACTAGATGAGCTAGAATAATATGTTTGGCTATTTGGTTGGTTTTCTTGCAGAATCTTTCTCCGGATAGCTTCCTTTTGTGATTCTGAAACTTCCTTACTTGTCAGCATGATATAATAGATTTGCAAGTCTTTCCTATCCATTTAGGTGATGTAGAAATTGTAATTAAACACAAAGTGTGTTTAACTAGAATAAAAAGTTAATATAAGAGTTTATCCAAAACTATGTTTTGGATGTGGATAGGTGATCGGTAGGTGATCGGTAGGTGATCGGTAGGTGATCGGTAGGTGATCGGTAGGTGATCGGTAG